GTGATTGGCGTGGTATTCATATCATTACTTTTTGGGTGGCTAATGTGGCAACTACGCGCCTTATCGGGTGGGTTTTAAGTGCGGTGGCGTTATGCCTGATCGTTGCTACAACCTCCATTGCCTACATCGAAACCCTCTACATGAAAAGCCAACTCAAGCAAGAAATCAGGGAATTGCGTAAATTGAAACGAGAACTCAAGGAAAGTAAATGAATGAACTATTCGGTCTTCTCAAGGGTATCGCACCCACATTGGCAACTGCTGTGGCTGGCCCTCTGGGTGGGGCTGCTGTTACCGCTTTGGCTAGTAAGTTTGGCGTTTCTGATTCCGTTGATGCTGTTGCAAAGGCTATTGCTGGTGACCCAAAGGCGGTTGAAAAACTCCAAGAACTAGAGTTAGAGATGGCGAAGTTGGACATGGCTAACACGGCAGACGCTAGGAAGATGAACTCAGAGATTCAGAGTTCCACCACAGCGTCTTGGTTGGCTAAAAACATTGCTTATGTGATAGATGTGTCGATCATTGCTGGTGCTCTTACGATGACCTTTGTGGTGTTTATCGTGGGTGTACCAGAACAAAACAAGTCAATGGCGTTTACCGCGCTAGGCTCTTTGTGGACTCTTACGGGTACTGTGGTTAACTTCCACAGAGGCTCAAGTGCAGGCAGTAAGGCTAAAACCGAGGAAATGATGAAAGGTGCAAAATGAAAGAACTTTTAATGGCATGGCTTAGTAAGCCAAAAGAAAAACCAACTGTCGAAGAAGTCGAAGTCCAAGTGTGGGCTTTTGTTGTTCGCTCTATTACTATCATGGTGCTAGGCATTGCTTTTGGTGTTTTGTATGCTGTGGCACTTGTGCCAGAAGATAACGCATTAGCACCGATTGATGCTGTGTTTTTAGAGATATTGAAGGCTATCGCTTTTATGGGCGTTGGCACAATGGGGGGCATATCTGGTCGCAAAGCCAGTAACGCTATTGCAAAGGCTATCGTAGGGGAAGAAGATGCAACTAAGTGAGCACTTTAGCCTTGAGGAAGGCACATACAGCGAAACCGCTATTCGACTTGGCATCAGCAATCAGCCCAATGAAGCCCAATTAGCAAATATGAAAATAGCTGCTAAACAACTGGAAGAGGTGCGAAATGTCACAGGCTCTCTTCGTGTTAATTCTTGGCTACGCTTGCCTGATGTCAACGTTGCTGTTGGTGGCAGTAAAGTATCCTCCCACATGGATGGTTGGGCTATTGATTGCTCTTCTTCTGCTCATACTCCTTACGAACTATGTCAGTTTGTTTTGAAGGCAGGAATTAAGTTTGACCAGATGATTCACGAATATGGTCGGTGGATGCACATATCCTTTGCGCCTGAGATGAGACAACAAGAGTTAACCATCTTTAAGCCAGAAGGCAAGTACAAGCCTGGCATCCTTACGGAAGCCCAGTACCACGCCTAGTCTTCTGCGCTAACCCACAAGACTGCGACTAGGATGCCTGCCCCAATCAGCGCACCAAGGATAAGCACAACAATAATTGTCAGAATACTACTAAGCATCTCGACTCCTTATATCGTAAAACCAATCATCTGAGGCAACCCACTTGCGTGACCCGTCCACCGAGTAAGTTTGGGTGGCAACATTAAAGTCAGGTGTTAGTGTTCCTGACACTAGACTTTGGTCGTACCAGATGCACCGATTGTTAGGTTGGCAAGCAAACTGTCCGTTGTCGAGTTTAATGAAATTAAAGGATTTGTGTTCTTCTGCGGTCTCAGAAAAACCCGTATCAATATCGGTTTGATCTGCACAAAAGTCCACAGTAAACATATAAGTCCCAAAGTGCCATTGGCGGTCTTTACCGAAAACCTTAACACTCAGATTCCTGAGTAAGACCTTTTCAATGATGGTAAACCGATACCCAAGGCAATCCCACAACTGGAGAGCGTCTAAGGGTAAATCACCACCATCTTTCCAACAATAAGCGTGGATGGGCAGCTTGTCATACAAAGCCCCATAACGGGGTAAGAGAGACTCAATTCTAAAGACTTGCCCTCGGATGGCTTTGAGAGACACCCAGATACAGGGTTCTAACTCTCCATGACCCTTGTGGTGGTCATACAGGAATTCTTTGCGTATAAAGCATTTTAAAGGTGGCAGAGAGCCTACTAGATAACTCATCTTGCCCTAGCATAAACATAGAAGTGGCGCACCCGTACATCTCGTTTTTGTATTATTTTGGGTGCTGACCAAAAATGTGGGTAATAGGTCTTCATAAAGTCTTTGTGAAAAGCGTTCAAAAGTTTTTCTCCTTGAGGCGTTGTTCAATGGCAATGATTAAAGCTGCAAGGGGCATTGGGTCATGCAAAAACTTTCTTTGTTCCTCATTTGTCAGCCCCACCCAAGGCTTTTTGTAGTCTTGAATATCGTCATCTTCTTCTGATCTGCGTCTGATTTCACGCGAGATTCTTTGGAATTCCTCATCTTCTGGGGTCATTTTTGCCTCGTAAAAAGATCAAGTGCCACTTTTCTCCAGAGGTTCTTAGCCTCTCGGTGTTGGGCGCACATGGGACAGTTTTGGATGGTTTGTAAGATTTCTTGTTTAACAATAAACTTTCTTACATCTTCTCTAAGCTGCTGATGCTCGGGCAGATCATAGATTTCTTTGGTAATGCTTTCTGTAATCACAGCAATTCCCTTTGAATTGGGGTTATCTTCCACTCGCGTTCTAAGCGGTTAGATTTTGACTTAACCACATTCCCCGTCAAGCAGATTTCCCCCTCTTTCTCCAACTCATGCAACCGCCTAGCGACTTGCATTGACTCCAAACCAGTATGGTAAGCAATACCATCCTTACCCAGACTCCCGTGGTCTTTAAGGCATTGAATGATCTTGGTGGCGTGGGCTTTAGCGAGGTCTTTGGCAGACCCCGCAGCCACCCAACTTGTAATTGGGTCGCTATTTCTTACTCTTGGGTGATCAAAAGTCGATAGATTCATCGAAGTCTGCCTTTGGCTTTGGTGCGTTCATATATGCCCAACCAGACCATCCACCCTCAACGATAGGCATACAGTCAAACTTGATCATTGGGCCGTTCTTGGTCTCGATAACCGAGCCTATGCGCTGATAGCGGTTTTTCTCTTGTCCGTCTTTATTGGTGTATTTGCCAGTAATGACAGAAATTTCGTATTGTGTTTTAGACATTTTTCACTTTCAGATTAGTTAACTTTGCTACTTTAATTTCCAATTCCTCAAGGAAACTGGTTACCTCTTCTTCTAACATTGCCACATAAGTTTGATTAAACTCAACCCTTTTGACAAACAATTGAAGGTCTTGGGGTAGACGAGGGTCGAATGACACAAACTCACACCATTGGCGTTCACAGCAAGCCATTTGCCATTGCATTTGGGTGATGTATTTGCCTGGCACAGTTTGGGTCAATAGCGTGTCAATATGGGTGGCGGTGTTGGGGCATTTAATCTCCAACATTCCAAACAGCCCCACCAACCCGTCAGGAGACGCACCAGAGTCCCTAATGCGTGGGTGAGGTACAAACCCCACTTCCTCAACCATTACATCCGCATGAGCCTCGAAAGCCGATCTAGCCAAAGGCTCGGTCTCAGTCCCCCAAGTCATAGCTGCATTGGTAAATGATTCACCTTGTTGACCAGTAAGGCGTTCACAGATCAATTGCGCCATGTAGTTGTCCCGACTAGCGGAATAACCTGATTTAGTCTTTGCGATCACATCCGCCACCCGACTAGCGGTTACTTTGCCCAGACGGGCTGTGAACCAGGCGTCCGAGCGTTGTTCTATTTGTTCAGTCATTTGAGTTTCCTTTTCATTAAATCTTTAGCTGCGGTTACCGCCTCAAGCCATTCCTTATCCGTACCCGCAGACTTGTAAGCCTCTTTAAAACGCGTCTGGAGTTCCTCTAAGGTGGTGGACTCGCTAATTGAGGTGATGTGGTCTTGCATTTGATTGTGATTTGCCTTGGTCTCCTTAACCGCAGGCTTTTTAGATGCTAGATTGCCATCGTCATCTTCTGGGGCAATACCGCAAGCTGCCATCAATGAGTACCTACGGGCATAGGTCAAAGCAGATGCGTAGCCTTGGGGGTCATGTTTAACGGCAGGAAAGTGGACTATTCCGCATTCCAACATCTCGCCAGATTCGTGGACAAACACAGTCTCCACCATAACGCCATCAGCGCAGTCATAGTTCTTTTGAAGAAGATATATGCCATTGTTGTTTAACGAGTCCACAACAGCCTCAACGCAAGCAGATAGGTCAGCGTAGCGTGAACGGAAATGGGGGTTTGTAGAGGTCTTTAAGGCAGGCCCGAAAGCCTTTTGTGCCTTGACCAAAGCAGTAGCAATATTCTTCATGTTAGTTTCCTGTAATAAGTAGGGCAAAGATAAGACCAGAGACAAAGCCAGACAACCAAAAGATCGTCTGATCTACCAAGGTAGGTTTGTTAGATGTAAACGGGCCTTGGATGGCGTGTTGGATATATTTAGAGTGTTTCATGCGTAGTCCTGTTTAGCGTAGTAACGATCAAGTGCGACTGTGAGTTTGTTTTCCTCAAGTTCGATAAGACAAGCCTTTTCGTACTGGCGTTCAAAGTTTTGGATAACTTGATCGCGTAGCATCTCGGTGACTAACTGACCACCAATATAAGCAAAGTGAAGACTCTGCGAATAGGGGTCAAAAAAGCAATCAACTTCTGTAAAGTCGCATATACAAGTCATGCGTTCTAAGTCGGTGTGTTCGTCTGCGTAGTTTTTAATCATGGTATTTCCTTAATGGGGCTTGCGCCCCGTTTGGTTTAATCTTGTAAAACACGGAGGTCTGGGGTGAGGCGGGTTCTGTTGCCCAGTTCGTCATAGCCCCAAGCAATAGCATCTGTTGCGACTCTAATTTGACGCACTTGGTTGGTTCTGAACATTGGGTGGCTAGATGGAACACAGGCGCACAATCTGTTAATTCCATTTGTCTTGGCAGTAGACAAGAAGTCCATCATTACCATGTGCTGTTTAGCAGTTAACTTTGTGTATGCAGTCATTTGATTTCCTTAAAAGACCGCTTGCTATTTGCTACGGCATGGATAGAAGTATAAGCCAACTTATAACCATGTCAACAATTATTTTGTAGGTAGTTTCCCTAGTGTTGTTTAAGCGCACTTATGTAGAATATCGGGCATGACAAAAGAACATCTTATCCGTCTGGCAGGCTCACAGCGTGATCTTGCCACCATCCTTGGTATCAGCCAAGCTGCGGTTTCGCAATGGAAGACTGTTCCCAAGGCAAGAATGTGGCAGTTGTTGGTTCTTAAACCTGAGTGGTTTACATAAAGGAATAACTGTGTATAATTTAAAGCGTCTAGAGTGGCATTTAGACGATGAACAGAAGAAATCAACCCCGCAGGGTACTGTGT